CCCCTTAATACGCGCAAGGGGCGAACTGCGCCCCGAATTGTCCCGATAGTACCCGAAAAAATGGCCGTAGGCCAGCAGAAAGGCAAAAAGAAGCCCCGGACAGTGCCGGGGCTTCGTTCTGGCCGTAGCGCGGCCCGTAGGCCGCACGCCGGGGCGCTTAGGCGGTACGCCAGACGCGCGCGCCGCCTTCGACGCTGCGAACAACGAACTTGCGGGTTTCGCGGGTGACGGGCACCTGTTCGCCCTTCTTGTTCGTCTTGAACTGGCCTTCGACGACTTCGGCGTAACGCGCGGTCGCGCTGGAAACGGTCGAAGCCAGCGACTTGGCGGCGTTCGGCTTGTCTTCGGTGTTCGGGACGAAGAACGATTGGCCGACGTTCAGGGCGTCGAAGGGGTACACGTTGCCGCCACGACCGCGACCGGAAGCGGTCGGCATGGCGATGCCGTCTTCGATGGCGAAGGACGACGGGGCAGCAGCGGCGACGGTGGCCGGGGCGGTGTTGGTTGCGGTGTTCATGGATTCGATACCTTTCTGCGTGGCGCGGGTGAGAGTTTCGCCGGCTTCGTTCGGCCCGGCGGGGTTCAGTTCGACCATGCCAGCTTCGACAAGCGGGCCGTGAACTTCGGGGGTAGTATACAGCCCGTTTGCACCGGCTGCAACGATTTCAGCAAGACCGATCACGGCAGCGGCGGAAGCGGCAGCGGTAGCGGTGGACTTCTTGGACTTGGCCATTTTTGAAACTCCTTCGAAGGAAAGTTAACGTCGCGTTATTGCGACAGGGGTAATTTTACGCTGTTCGTTCGACGTGTCAAGCGATCAACGCAAAATATTTTCAAGTTCTGCGATGCGTTCGGGGCGGCATTCAGTTTCGCCCCATTCCTTGAAGTCCGGCCATACGCCGTTCTTCACATTCTCACAATATGAAAGCTGTTCGCGCACTTCGTCGCGGTAGTCCATCGAACCAACGACGCCGAAAGCGGCAACAATGGCGGCAATCGCCAACAGGACTTTAACATTACGCTTCATTGTGGGCACCTTGGTTCGTTGTTTCGATGTTTGACAGTCTACGACTACTTCGGCGGCTTGTCAAGCGAATTCGCAACTTCTTCGATGCCTTTTTGTGCGACAAGCTGCGCCATTAACATGCCGTTTTGCATTTCGACGAACGACCGTTGCAGCTTATCAAGTTCTGGCGTCTGCGGCAAGCCTTCGGCGATTTCTATAAGACCTTGAATCGCTTGGTACTGCTGCGACAGCGTTTGATACAACGTCGGCGCAGCAAGAAACAAGTTCTTCAACTGCGGATCAACGGTAATACGCGGCCCGAATGCGACGAAATGCCCGGACAAGTCCAGCGGTGCGGCCTTAGCTGCGCCGATTACGTTATGCGTTACGGGGTCTTCGAAGAACAACAGTCCTTCGATTTGCGAATGGTCAAGCGTCATATTCGTTAATCCATGCTGAACAGACATTCGACGCCCGCAGCGATGAAGACTTCTTCGGCTTCATCGGCAGACGCGCGCCAGTCCGGGGAAATGTGCCCACAATAGGCGACAACGCGCCGAATGCCTGCGTCAACGATGCGACGGGCGCAGACGGCGCACGGGAACAGCGGCGACACGTACAGCGTGTAACCGTCCAAGGCTTCGCCGTCGTGCGCCTGCGCAATGGCGTTCGCTTCGGCGTGAATTACGACGGCGTGTTGTTCTTCGCGCGTCATGCGCAAGAAGGCTTCATCGTCGAAGCCGCGCGGCGGGCCGTTGTAGCCAAGCGACGCGATAGACCTATCAGGCCGGACGATGGCCGCGCCTATGCGCTTGCGCGGCCCCTTCGACCATGACGCGACTTGTTCCGCCAGTTCGATAAACCGGCGATCCCATTTCGACAGTTCGTCCGGGTGCGTGTAAATGACGTGACCGCGCTTCATTCCTGCGACCGCCATTCGCGTTCGGCGTTCAGCTTTGCGCCGCGATGGTTCGACGGCTTACGGGCGTTGAACGCCTGCAAGCGCGCCGCAGCGGCCAAGCCAGCTTCAAGCGCCGCACGACGCCGCGATTCTTCGCGCTGGCGTTCGATGGCGTGCATTACGGGACGGATAAGCCCGAAGTGAATAGCGACAGCAACGACGGTGCAAGCGATAAGAATAAGTGCGTACATGGCGGCGATTCCTTTTGTTTTGCCAGTTGGTACGAACAAGACTACGACGGTTCCGAACGGTTGTCAATCCTTTTTGCCGATAAAATTTCGTTCAATACGAATCTGCGGTTCAGGTTCGGGCGGGTTCGTCTTGGCCGGGTTAATGCTGTCCGCCCATATCGGCCATTGCGACAGCGGGCGACGAATGATCTTCGGGCCGCTTTCCATGTTGGCGATATATTCGGTTACGAATTCGCAATCGGTGTCGTAGGTTTCTTCGGTCACTTTCGATTGCATACGCAACCATGCGGCCAGCATTAGGCCGATGGTTACGCCGCTGGTCAACGTGACGAAGTGCCAAAACAGTTCGGCAAGGGTAGGCATTGCGGTTACTCCTTCAATAATAGTCGTCGGGTTCGTAGTCCGGGCCGTCGTAGTCCGGTTCGGTTTCGCTGTAGCCGTATTCGCCCGGCCCGGCTTCGTACAACTTGTCGGCGATCTTGTCAAGACCTTTCGGCAAGTCCTTGTAATCGACTTCTTCGCCGTCGATATAGTACGTCGGTTCGCCCGCTTCGCTTTCGTCCGGGTAGCAGTTTTCGGGCAGACCGGAATAGTTGCCCGGCGTGAACGATACGCCGTATTCGCACGACAGAATGCGACCGTCGTTCATTTCGAATTCAGTTGTTACGGTGTATGCGCCCATTTCGTGCCCCTTGTTCGTTGACTATGGGCATAGTCTACGACGGTTTCGAAGCTACGTCAAGCGGTCGCGCAAGCTTTTTTCACTAGCGCGATGATGCCTTTTTCGTCCTTCCGTTTGCCGACGCATACGTTCTTCGGCACCGATTCGCGGTACAGCAAGAAGTAATCGGGTTTCGTTACGATGAAGCAACGGTTTTCGCGTGCCTTCTTCTTGGCTTCGTCAAGTGTCATTTTCGCTACTCCTTATCAAGTGCGGTTCATACGGCGGAAGCTTCGACGCCCGGTATAGCTTGTCGCCTTCGACGTAGTAACGTTCGCCGTAGCAGTCGGAAAGGTGTTCGGCAATACGCGACAACGGCCAGCCCACAATTAGCAGGCCAGCCGTTTTAAGCTTCGCGCGGGTTAGTTCGCATTTCAGGCAGTCCATTAGCGGAAGCCCGGTATTACGTCGTTCGGGTCGCCGCCCGCCGCTTCGTAGCCTTGGCAGTAGCGGAACGCCTGTACGGCGTCCATTTCGCCCCCGCAGTTGGCGCATACGAACTTCTGTCCGAAGCGGTACGGCGGGTCGCCAATGTCGAAGCGGTGTTTTCGGCATCCGTCAATCTTAGCACGATTCGCCTTGACTTGTTCGAATAGTGCGGCGGCTTCGTCTTTGTTCATTTCTGCCCCCATTCGATATAGCTACGAAGGTAGCAAACGGCCTGTTCCCAATCATAGCAGACGGCCCACCCATAGCCGACGCGCTGCGCGTACTGGCCGAAGGCTATTTGTTCGTCGGACGCGCCGCCCTTCGCACCTTCGGACTTCGGGCGAAGCGATGGCTTCTTCATTTCGATATAAAGGCCGCACCATTTTACGACCATTTGTTGCGGATCGGTCGGGCACGGTTCGTACACCGGCCACGGCAAGAAGGTATCGGCGATGCCCTGCCGTGCGCCTTCGGCCTTCATCTGGCCGCCGCGTATCTTGCGCGACTGTTCGTCGTCGCCACGACTGCCGCCGTTCGGTATGGCGTGGAACCATTCAAGCGCGGGCACGGCGGGCGGTGCGTCCGGTTCGCGCTTCGGTAGCTTGCCAGTCTTGCACCATTCGTCGGCTACGTCGAAGCCGTGCAAGTATGCGACGGCTACGTATGCGAACAATGCGACTTGCTGCGAATGTTCCGATTCTTTCGCTAGTTTATTCGGTGTCATGCGATGCCCCTTGCGTCACGACAGCGCCCGCAGGAATCGACACGTTCGCCGCTGCGCGGGTCGGTCACTTCGACGACGCGGGCGAAGTCTTCGCCGCAAAAGAAGCATTCGCCGGGATAGCCTTTCGGAATCGCGGCGGCAATGCGGCAAGTGTTGGCGATGGTCAACGCTAGTTCGTTGTCCATGCGGTCGGCTGTTGCGTCTATTTCGTCGGCCATGTTGGTTTCGTTCCCCTACGAAGAAGCCCCGACTATACACTAGCCGGGGCTTTCGGTCAATGCTTGGTTTCGTTCTTCGACGCTTCGGCCTTCTTTTCGGCCATGTAGCGTTCTACGGCGTCTTCGGGGCTTTCGCCGTCGCGCAATTCGACGTGCGCAACTTCGACACGCGCGCCGCCAAGGATGGCCGCAAGGATCGCGGCAAGCCCGCCGATGCCGCCTTCGCGCTGATTCAGCAGGTCGGCGGCGGACTGCATACGGTCGCGCTGTTCATCGTTGAACGCGCCGGGGTTCGCTTCGGCGACTTCTTGCGCCACGGTCAAAGCGGTATCCAGACCGCGCGCCAGTTCTTCGACCTTCGCCATAACTTCGGGCGACGGGTTCATGCGCTTAATGTCACAAACGATGCACATTTCGTTAACTCCTTTGAATTGCCGGGAAGCGCCCGGTTCGCATGTTGATACTACGATGAAACTTCGAAGCTGTCAACCTTTACGGTAACGAAGTTGCTTCGTCATTTCGCGCAAACGCGACAGGCTTACGCCGCCGCTGTTTTCGATGCGAATAAACTTCGTTGCTGCGTCGTAAGTATACGACAGCGGACGCACGCCGTAAACAGCTTTGTATGCGTCCGCGTATTCGTTAAATGCGATCTTCACCGCTGGCGGTTCGCTTCCAGCCTTGCGACGCGCCTTCGGCATCTTGTGCCCGTTCTGGATTTCGTACATTGGTCGCCCCTTCGATGAATACGACGGCTTCATAGCCGCCGCGTGTTGGTTTGATTGCGAACGCCTGCGGCCATTGCGCGCGAAGCGTCAAGTAATGCGGCGCAAACACCCGTTGCAGCTTGCCCACATTGGCCCGCGCGTTCATGCGATCCGCGCAACTTCGAAGCATTGGTAATCGGCGTGTTTGATAACGCAAAACTTCTTGCCCGCCTTCTTGCCGCGATTCGTCGCCGTGATGCGCAACGACGTTTCGTTAGCTTCTGCAAGCGGCACCGTGAACGACTGTCCGATGTTAAGTTCGTCAATCGGGTACTTTGTCCGATGGTGCGTGTTTTGTTCTACGGTCGCCGTACTTTCATACGACTTAATGCGCGCCTTTGCAAGCGGCGAAGATTCGACAATTTGATAGGTCATTTCGAAGACTCCTTCGTTATACGCGGCCATCTTATCTTTAACAAACAAGCGTGTCAAGCCCTTTCGCTAATAAATTTATTCAATCATTGACCGTTATACGGATTGAAGGGGTCGTAGAAGTCCTAAACTATTGAAAAATAAGAGAATATAAAGAATATAATAAGTATAACAGCTAAAAAGTATCTTTAATTAAGATAAGCTTTATTTAATAAGCAAGCCGGGGAACCGGGGGAATCAGCGTTAAACTTTATACTCGTTAAATTTCGGCTGAAACCCTTATGGCACAAGGCTTTGCGTGTTCTACAGGGGCATTATACGATCCATCGTCTATTATACGCGAACAAACAAAAAGACCGCCGAAGCGGTCGATTTGTCGAATCATTCATACATTGCGCCGTAGTCATTCATTAACAATCGGCGTTCATCGTCGGGCAAGTCCGCTTTTACGTTCAGCGTCGAACTTTCACCGTGCGGCTTCATATCCAGCGGCGAAACTTCCCCGGCGCTATGCACGACGAAGCCCGCCAGCGGCCCGGCAAGCATCGCCTTTGCCATGTCGGCGTGAACTATGATGTTCGGAAAAACAATCGGTACATACTGCGTCAATTCCTTGTGTACCTTCTTGAACATTACGTATTTCATTGCGATAACTCCTTCGTTAGAATGCGAACAAGTGAACTTCGCGGCCAAGTTCGGCGGACAGCCATTCGCCGACGATCATGCACGCCGCCCGGCGCGGGTTCACGGGCGCTAGGGCGCGCGTCCGGGGCTTCTTGCCTGCGGCTACCCTGTCGGCGTTCAGGGCGTCCCGTGCGGCCTTGGCGGCGTCGCGCTTGGTCTGCGCGCGTTCCTGCGCTTTGGCTTTCAATCGCGCCCAAGACTTCGGCCCCAAATGCTTGCCGGTTGCGGTGTATACGGCCCAACGGAACCAATATACGTCGTAATCCTGCAATTCGCCTTCGTTCGGCGGTACGCACCATTTCACCCATTGGAATACGCCATGTTGAAACATGACGCGGCCAAGGTACAACGTTACGTCGGTTCCTTCTTGCGGGGCGTGAATGTAAACGCGGTGCCAACCTTGGCCCTTGCGTTCGTGCCGTCCGGTCAAGCCGATTGCGGCTAGAACTTCGTTCACGTTGTCTATGCGGATTTCCATAGCTGGCACCTTCGGTTAATGTGGGCAGGCTGCGCGGCCCTAGCGCGTGCCAAGGGCCGGGGCCGGGGTTAGAAGTTCCAAGGCTGCGCGTTGCGTTCCTTGGCGACCCTGCGGGCTTCGGCTTTGCCGCTTACGGCGATTCGCTGGCCTTCCGGGCGGTTCGTTTCGCTGATTACAACGAACTTCGTTTTCTTGCTGGCGAAGTAATGGGCGAACATTTGTTGCACTCCTTGAAAGATGGCCCCGAAGGGCCGTTGTTTGTTCAATAGCCCGGCATCATATCGCCTTCGGGGCCGCCGCTTTTTTCTGCGCCGAAGCTTTGCGCGCCGATTACTTCAAGTTCCCAACCGGGATATTCGGCGGCCATTTCGGCGGATACCTGTTCGACGCTTTCGCCTTCTTTCAGATTGCGAACAAGAAGGTTATTCGTTCCGGGTACTTTCGCTGCGATTGCTTTTGCCATGTTCGTAACTCCTTCGGGTTAGTTCGTTGCTTCGATGGATTGAATACTACGCCGACTTCGAAGCTTCGTCAACAACTTTTCGACCGTTCGTCGGGAAATACGTTCAACTTTCGTTCAGGCATGAAAAAGCCGCCCGAAGGCGGCCAGTTCTGCCCACACTATCCCGGCCCGCTACAGGCCGAAGACGCCCGGATGGGCGATCATGTATGCGACGGCGGACGTTCCGTAGTCCTTCGACAGCGTAGCCCGCGACACTTCTTGCAGGTCGCCCCGTTCGCATAGCGTCTTCAATGCACGCTTGATTGCGCCAGATGCGCCGATGCGATCTTTACGGAAGACCGACACGGCGGCAAGCCGACGCTGTACGTAGCTGTACGGAACAATGCGGTTCGAATGCAAGTTGCTTGCGCCTTCACCTGCATACTTCGCAACTTCCGGCCAAGGCGATACGACGAAATCTTTAACCGTCGCAATTACCTTCGCAAGCTGTTTCGTTTCGTCGTTGTCTACGCCAATTTCGCCAGCGTCGAAGCGTGCAAGCAAGTTGCGCACGTCTGCAACGATTACGCCCGTTGCCCATGACAGAACGTCCGACGTAATAACGGGGTCGTATGGGTTATTGCCGACCGCTACGATACCGGCCAGCTTTAACGCCTTCATATGGGCACGCGACCAAAGTTGGCGCTTAACGTCGCGGTCGCTGCTGTTTACGTTATTGCGGCAATGTTCTTCGAATTTGTCGGAAGCTTGTTCGACGCCTTCGGCGAATTGAACATGGATCGCTTTATGTTGACTGTTCAACATAAGCGAATGCGCGCAAAGGGTCGAAAGCCGGTCGATAAGTTCGAACGACGGTTGTACGCGCGCCCCGGCTTTGTTCAACGGCGGCACTTGACCATGATATTCAATCATCGTAAAGCGCGGCAAAAGACCTTCGGTAATCAAACCTTCGTGCAAGCCTTCGTAAAACTTTTCGGGCGTTGATTCGCCAAGCAACGAAAACGACGGCGCAAGAACTGCGGTAGTGTTCTTGTCCTTGTCCGAATAGATGGACGGACGAAGAACCTTGCCTTCGCCGGATTTGTTGTAAGCGTCAAGCATGAAACGGCGCAGTCCCAAAAGATGCGGCGGCGCGTTCAAGCTTGCCATTTGTTGAAGATAGATGCCGAATTCGCCGACCAACGATACAAACGACGTTGGCCCCTTCGACATATATTTAATGATCGCCTGCGCCGATGCGATTTCGCCGGGGCCGATGAAGTCGCTTGCAGCCGGTACGGTGCGGATAACTTGCGCCATTAGCTTATCAATGCCGGATGCGATGGCTTCTTTACCTGTTCCGGTCGGGGCCAACAGCAATACGTACTGATTAAGGCCGGTGCCGCTGATATTGTACGCACGGCCTACGATGCCAGCGACAAGACCAAGCGCGCCAGCCAACGCGATTTCGGGAACCGGGCGGGGCGCTTGTGCGTAGATATATTGGGCGATTTCGCCGACAAGTCCGGGCGGCACTGAATACACCTTCGACGTTTCGGGAATGGATGGCGCGACGATTGGCGCTTGCGGAACGTTGGTATTCAACGATGCGGCTTCGGCACGGTCGCGGGCTTCTTTTGCGGCTATTGCTTCGTCAAGCTTGTTTTTCAATCCGTCAATATCAACGGGCGGCAACATGCGGTCAAAGCATTTGTTCAGCATGTACGACACGTAATCGTCACGCTTCGCCTTGTCACGTTGGCCCAAGCCGGACAGTCGGAACATGCGGGCAATCTGCGCCCGGTTCTGCGTATAGAACGCGATAATATCGACCAATGCGAAGTCGGCTTCGGACTGCGAAGCGTACATGCCTTCCCATTTGCCCGCGAACAGTTCGGCGAACTTATCCCCGTTGGCTGCGGCGACGGCACGGTTATAAACCTGTTCGTCGGTTTCCTTGGCTTCGGCGACGCCTGCGTAATGCGCAACGGCGACAGAACCTTGCCCCATTTGCCCCCAAAGAATGTTCAACAGTTCGTTTTGTTCTTTGATCGGCACATTGCGGTAAACGTCGCCCGTCATGGTCATATAACGAAGCGACGAATACACTTCGATAAACGACCGACGACGGCCAGCAGGAACCGCGCCTTTTACGATGATATGCAGCCCCGAACCGGACGGCGAACGTTCGGCGTAGCTGTCGAATTCGTTGTAGATTTTGATTTGACGATCAAGCGCCGTTTGATCGCCTTTCGTGTCGTCAAGGTCGATAAACGAATACGGGTCGGCGTCGGTCAACACGAACCCGATTCCGTTATACCAGCCGGAATTAAGCGCGTGCAAACATTCGTCAAATGTTCCCCAAGTGTTCGCGTCTGTAACGCTGGCGAGTGCGCCGGTACGGGCAGAATACGGAACCTTAGTAGGTTTCTTCGAATCCGTGTCTTCGTACCGCCACATAACCCATTGCGGATATGTCCGCATTTCGATAGGTATGTTTTGATACATTATCAATTTGCCTTCTTCGCAAACTTCTTCAAATAGACGTTAAGCGTTTCAATCGTGACGACGCCGGGGTTTTCAATGTCGCCACGCGCGAAGGCGTTAAGCCAAGACTTCGAAACGCCCATAGCTTCGGCAATAGTGCCAACAGCCAGCGAAGCCGGGCGGTTCAACAACAGTTCGCGGGTTTCATCCCGCAGCTTCGTAATTTCGGCCATGTTCGCACCATGTTTCCGGTTCAATGTGGGCAAGATGAACGACACTATACCCGACAAAATTCTAGCAGGCAAGACAAAATTTTGTTGACAGGCAACATGCCCGGCGCTACAGTGTCGGAACGCTGCGGCGCGGTGCCCGGCGACTTTGAAAGGTGCAAGCAATGAACGAACCCGAAAAGACCTTCGACTATATCGAAGAAGCGCACGTAACCGCGTCGGGTAGCTATCACGGCGACCGCGTGTCGCTTGGCTACTTCCGCGAAACCATCGCCGAAGCTGTCGCCGCACTGGTGAAGCTGGACGCGATCAAGAAGACGCTTTTCTATGGCCGCGACTGCGGCGTTCCCGCCCCCGGCGACAACACCGGCACGCTTGCCAAGCTGCCCGATTGGATCGCCACCGATGGCACCGACGAAGCCAACGCGCGCGCCGTCAATATCGTTCATGCGATCATCGGCAAAGCGACCGAAGCGGGCGAACTGCTGGAAGCCCTGTCGGCGACCGCCGAAGGTGCCGTATTCGACGACGTGAACGCGCGTGAAGAAGTCGGCGACGGCTTTTGGTACGATGCGCTGTTGCTTCGCGCCATTGGTTCGAACTTCAGTGAAGCGCAGGCCGTGAACATCGCCAAGCTTCGTAAGCGGTTCCCGCAGAAGTTCACCGAACACGACGCGAACAATCGGGACTTGTTCGAAGAACGAAAAATTCTTGAACAAAAGGCTTGACAACCGAAACGGGCCGTCGTACATTACGCACATACCGGCGCAACGTGCGGCGGCCCAACGAAGAAAGGTGCAAAGATGACCCCGAATATCATTCAGGTAACGAACCCGGAAACGGGCGAAGTCAAGAACTACAGCGAAGCCGAATATATCGCCGAACGCGACCGTCTGTTGGTCGATTGGCAGGCGAAGAAGGCCGCGCTTGAAGTCGCCAAAGAAGCCGAATTGGAAGCCCGCAAGCTGGCCGTGATGTTCATGCACGACCCGGCGAAGTCCGGCACGACCGAAAACGTCGAACTTGGCGGCGGCTACAAAGCGACGATGAAGGTTCCGGTTCGCTACGGCTTCGTCCAGAACGCCGAAGGCAAGACCGACAAGGCGCGCATTGAAAAGGCGTTGTCGAAGATCGAAAAGACCGGACAGGCTGGCGAATTGATCGCCGAACGTTTGGTTAAGTGGACGCCGGAACTTTCGCTTACTGAATACAAGCAACTTCCCGACAACTTCCGCAAGATCATCGACGACGTTATCGTTACGTCGGAAGGTACGCCGACCCTTGAAATCAAGGAACCGAAGGCGAAGAAGTAACGTACTTGCCGCCTTGCCCACAATCAAGGCGGCATTCTTGACGGCATCGAAAGTCCGGGCCGCGCATCGCGTCGCATAGTGCCATAACGGACAGTCGGGAAAGCGAAAGCGTCGGCGTCGTCAATAATGCCGCTTTAATCGGAGTAAACAAAATGCAAATGTCGCAGCTTAAACCGGCGTCGCAACTGGCCCGACGCTATGGCGTAAAGTCCGTCGTATTCGGTTCGCCCGGTTCGGGCAAGACGCCGCTTATCAACACCGCGCCGCGCCCCGTGCTGTTGGTCACTGAACCCGGCATGTTGTCCATGCGCGGTTCGAACGTGCCCGCATGGGAAGCGTATTCCCCGGCGCTGATTACCGAATTCTTCGAATGGTTTATGAAGTCGCGCGAAGCCGCGAACTTCGATACCTTGGGCATTGACAGTATTTCGAACATTGCCGAAATCATCTTGGCCGAAGAACTGTCGAAGGTTAAACACGGCATGAAGGCATACGGCAATATGTCCGAACGCACGATGAAAATTTGCAACGACTTGTATTACATGCCGCAAAAGCATATCGTAATGATTGCGAAACAAGGCGTCATGGAAAACGGACGGCAAACCATCTTGCAGGGCGGCGAAGTCGTATACGAACCGATCATGCAAAAGCGACCGTTCTTCCCCGGCAAAGACCTTAACGTAAAGGTTCCGCACCTGTTCGACAACGTGTTGCACTTGGGCGAAGCTATCGTACCGGGCCAGCCGAAGCCGGTTCGGGCGTTGCGTACGAAGGAAATTCCCGAAGTGTTCGCGCGTGATCGTTTGGGCAACTTGGGCGAACTTGAACCGCCCGATTTGTCGGCGCTTTTCACGAAAGCGATGCAATAAGCTTTTGCGCCGTCGCCAAGCGGTAAGGCACCGGATTTTGATTCCGGCATTCGTAGGTTCGAATCCTACCGGCGCAGCCAAAAACGGTAACTTTGCCACCGTAACCAACGGCGAAGACTTTTCGAAAAGGTAAATACCATGCAACTGATTCAACCTTTCAACGCGCAGCAATACGACCCGACCCAAGGCGTCGGAAGCCTGCCCATCGGCAAGCATCCGGTTATCGTCGAAACTTCCGAAGTGAAGGCGAACAAGGCGAACGACGGCGGTTATCTGCAACTGAACTTGCGGATTATCGACGGCCCGCAGGCTGGCACGACCGGCGCGTATCGCCTGAACCTGTACCATACGAACCAACAGACGGTCGAAATCGCGCACCGCCAGTTGTCCGCAGTCTGCCACGTTATCGGCGTGTTCCAGATCAGCGATTCGTCGCAGCTTCACGGAATCCCGTTCCTTATCGAAGTCGGGCCGCAGAAGAACGACCCGCAGTACACCGAAGTTAAAAAGGTGTTCGACATGAACGGCAACGAACCGGGCAAGGCCGGACAGGGCGCAGCCCCGGCGCAGCCGCAGCAGGCCGCCGCAGGCTTCGGACAGCAGCCGCAGCAACAGCCCGCGCAGGGCGGCGCATGGGGCGGCCAGCCGCAGGGCCAGCAGCAGCCCGCGCAGCAGCAACCGGCCCAAGGCGGCGCGGCATGGGGCCAGCAGCCCCAACAGCAGCCGCAGCAGCCGCAGGGCAACGGCGCAGCTTGGGGCGGCCAGCAGCCGCAGCAGAACGCGGCCCGCAGGGCGGACAGCCGGGCGGCTGGCAGCAGCAACCGCAGGGCGGCGCACCGGCTGGCGGTGCCGCACCTTGGGGCGCACGCTAAGACGAACTAGCGTAGCGGCGTAACATCGCCGGGGCTTTCACCGGCCCCGGCGTTCTTTTATGGGGAAAAGCGTAAGTATGTCGAAAATCAAAGACGCATTGCCCGTACCCGAACAATGCGATACCTGTTGTTCATTCAACATCGAACTAACAACAAATGATCGGATTTACGGTCGCCGTTACGGCGATTGGCCGCATATTTATTTCTGCAACGACTGTCGCGCCGCTGTCGGCTGTCATCCCGGCACGTTTGTTCCGCTTGGTCGTATGGCCGACCGTGCTACGCGACAGCTTCGAACAAAAGCGCATGACGAATTCGACCGTCTTTGGCAAACTGGCTTAATGTCACGGTCGAAGGCGTACAATTGGCTTGCGGCGCAACTTGGCATAGACGCTTCCGAATGCCATATTAGTTGGTTATCGAAGGATCAACTTAAAGACGTTGCGACGCTTTCCGCCGACTATCTAACGAACAATTACGCCGCACTTGTCCGGCGAAAGGTGAAAAACGATGCCAAGCAAGAAAAGCGAACCGAACGCGCAATTAACGCTGAACGACGCGCCAGCGACGAAGCCCGACGCCGGAAAACAAAACGTCGCACTTGACGCGCCCGGCGTAGCGAAGGCGCTTTCTAAGCGCATCCTTGAAGACATAGACGAATATTGCGTTCGCACCTATGACGGCGGCCACCGCTGGCACCTTGGCGCGTCGTTGATCGGCGACGGCTGCAAGCGCAAGCTTTGGTATCTGTTCCGCTGGACGTTCCGCGAACAGACGGACGGGCGCAAGCAACGGCTGTTTAATCGTGGGCATCGTGAAGAAGCCCGCTTTATCGAATGGCTGGAAGGTATCGGGGCCGAAGTTTGGTACGAAAACCGCGACGGGCTTATGTATCATGCCGAAAGCGATTCGTATTGGATTGCGAAGCCCGGCGAAGAAGGCGACGGCCTTTCGTCACCAATTACGAAGGAACATCCGTACTATACGCAACACGTCGCACGCGCGAAGGCGGACGGTTTGGAGTTCCCACAATACCGCGTGTCGGCGGTGAATGGGCATTTCGGCGGATCGCTTGACGGTATCGCAAAGCTTCCGGCGCGTTATGGAATCGACGAACCCGTATTGCTGGAATTTAAGACGAACGGAACCGGCGCAGGCTTTAACAAGCTTGGCGAAGCCGGTATGCCTGTTGCGAAGCCGCAGCATTTTTGCCAAACTTCAACGTATGGAAGCGACGCGGCATACGGATTCCGTTACGTACTGTACTTCAACATTAACAAGAACGACGATTCGTTATACGTCGAACTTGTGAAGTTGGATCATCGGTTAGGCCAGCAAATGCGGGAAAAGGCCGAACAAATCATTCTGTCGCAGGAACCGCCGCCGCGTCTTTCCGATAATCCGACGTTCAAGGATTGCACGTATTGCGCGGCGAAAGAAATTTGCCACAAAGGCGCGATTCCTGAAAAGAACTGTCGTAGCTGCAAGGCGGCCCGTCCGGTCGAAAACGGCGAATGGTTTTGCGACGTGCATAACGGCGTAATTCCCCGCGACTTCGTACCGCAGGCTTGCCCGTCTTACGTACCTATCACGGCGACAACGCAAAATGTCTAGTATCTACGTACCGCGCTGGTATCAGGACGAAGCCGAATATTCAATCTTCGACTATTTCCAGCGCGGAAACGTCGGAAACCCGGTCGTCGCTATGCCGACCGGAACCGGCAAATCTGTTGTAATTGCGAACTTCATTCGTCGCATTTTCGGACTTTGGCCGAATCAGCGAATAATGATGTTGACGCACGTTAAAGAATTGATCGAACAGAACGCCGAAAAACTAATGTCGGTCTGGCCGACTGCGCCCCTTGGTATCTATTCCGCAGGCTTGAACAGCCGCGAAATGATTATGCCAATCGTATTCGGCGGCGTTCAGTCCGTAGCCCCGGCGATTAAAAAGGCGCTTGAACAGAACGACGGACGCCCGCCGCATCTTCGCCATTTTGGGTGGCGTGACTTGCTGTTGATTGACGAATGCCATTTGCTTTCGGACAAAGAAGATTCGTTCTATCAGTACATTATCGCCGAATTGCGCGCGATTAACCCGCATCTTAAAGTTATCGGATTCACCGCAACGCCCTATCGTATGAAAATGGGCATGATTACCGATAACGGAATCTTCACCGATATTTGTTACGACATTACCGGCGTTGAATCGTTTAATCGGTTGATTGCCGAAGGTTACTTGTCGCCGCTTATTGCGCGCCCGACGAAAACCGAAATCGACATTTCCGGCGTTGGTGTAGTCGGCGGCGAATTCAATTCGAAACAGCTTGAAAAGGCCGCAGACGATGACGACGTAGTGTTTAACGCCGTCCGCGAAATGATGGAAATGGCGTATAACCGTTCGACTTGGCTTGTCTTCGCAACCGGCATTGACAATACCGAACACGTCGCAAACGTGATTCAGTCTTACGGGCTGGAAGTATTGCCCGTGCATTCAAAGTTGAAAGACAAAGTTAATACCGAACGTTTGCGCGCATTCAAAGCGGGCGAACTTCGCGGCATCGTATCCGGGCAGAAACTTACAACAGGTTTCGACCATCCGGCAATCGACTTCATCGGCGATTTGAACCCGACGCTATCGCCGGGCAAACACGTACAGAAGTACGGACGCGGAACGCGCCCAAGCCCCGAAACTGGCAAGGTTAATTGCCTTGTCGGCGACTTCGCGGCGAACATTCGTAGGCTTGGCCCGATCAACGACCCGCGCATTCCGAATCGTCCCGGCAAAGGTGGCGGCGACGCGCCGGTTCGTATCTGCGAAGTTTGCGGCGTATACAACCATGCCGCCGCGCGCCAGTGCATTAACTGCGGTGCCGAATTCAGCTTCGAAACAAAGTTGTTTGCGACGCCAGGCGTTGCTGAACCGTTGCGCAGCGATGCGCCAATAGTCGAATATTTCGACGTACAAAAGGTGATATACAACCTTCACGAAAAACGCGACGCACAAGGCAACTTGACAAAGCCGCCGATGATTAAAGTATCGTACTTTTGCGGCTTCCAAATGTTTAACGAATTTGTGATGCTTGAACACCCCGGACTTGCGGCGAAACGTTCGCGGGACTGGTGGCGACAGCGGCACCGCGAAGAACCGCCGCCGACGACGTATCAGGCTTTGCAACGTGTATCCGAACTTCGAACGCCCGCAAGGCTTCGCGTTTGGGTGAACAAGAAGTATCCCGAAGTTCTTTCCGCTGAATGGTGAAACTATGACAACGCAAATTGAAAACGACGTTCCGATTCCTGCAACGCCGGAAAAGCCGAAGCGCAAAAGCCGCGCACGCAAGCAAGCCGAAGGCACGACAGCGAAGAAGACGGCGAACCCCGCCGCTTCGCTTATCGCAGCATTGAAGTTTATTTCGGTTGCGCAGAAGAAGGCCGGGCCGGTAAATATCCAGTTCGGCCACATTGCCCACAATTGGGCGGCGGCCTTCGATGGCGTTTTGACCGTGGCCGCGCCGATTGAAGAAGACTTGACCGCGTGCCCGCATACGTTGCAGTTTATCGACGCACTGTCGAAGGCTGGCGACGAACTGTCGATTACGCAACTTACGGCGAACACGCTTGCCGTATCGTCCGGCGTATTCCGGGCGCTTGTGCCGTGCGTAGCGTTCGACGAAGTGCCCATCATGCCGCCCGATCCGCAATGCGCCGTGATCGACGACCGGGTTAAAGCGGCCTTGGCTGCGGTCGCAGGGCTGGCAACGGACGGCGCGCCGAATGCAACCTATGCCGCCGTCCTGCTGCAAGCTGGAAGCGCCGTAGCGACGAACGGGGCGGCCCTGCTGGAAGCGTGGCACGGCATCGACCTTCCGCCCGGCCTTATGCTTCCGAAGGCCGCAGCGTCGGCCATTGCGAAGGCATCGAAGGCGCTTACCGGGTTCGGCTATTCGCAGTCGTCGGCGACGTTCTATTTCGAAGACGGTTCGTTTATCAAGTCGCAGCTTTACGGCGAACGTTACCCGAATTACGCTTCGGTTCTGGACGTTCCGAATCTGAACCTTTGGCCGATTCCCGAAGACTTTTACCGTGGCGTTCGTGCTATCGAATCATTCAGCCCGAACGGCCATGTCTTCTTCGAAGATGGCGCGGTATTGTCGCGTATGCACAAAGAAGAAGCTTCGACGTATCGTATCGAAGGCTTGCCGGAACGAATGGGGTTCAGTGCAAAGCTTTTGCTTTCCGTCGAACACGCATTCAAAAAAGCGCACTTCGACGCCGAAACGAATAAGGTAGTATTCTACGGCGATAACGTGCGCGGTGCGCTTATGGGGCTTGATCTTGGCACCGAAGCATCGTACACTGAACAGTCGTCGGATGATCCGTATTCGGACGATATACCGTTCTAAGGGGCTGTCGCATGTTGAACGAACAAGGCTTCATCGTCGCAAAGAAAAGCCGCGTCGTTGATAAACTGGCCGCAAGCATTCGACATGCTTTGCGGCCTGTCGAATTCATGTCGGACGAAGAACTAATGGCGCTTCCAGCGGGAAGCGTCTTCGTCTTTGACGTTGAAACGTATATCAACTTTTGGTATGTCGCGTTTAAGTCGCTTGATACCGGAAAGTTCGTAGCGTTTGAACGTTCGCCCGACCATGATTTTAACCCGACGAAGCTTCTTTGGATGCTTTGGCGATTCTGTATTGTGGGCTTCAACAGCGCATCGTATGACTTGCCAATGATTGAACTTGCGGCGCGCGGTGCGTCGTGCGAAAAGTTGAAAGAAGCTTCGGACTTCATCATTAAAAGCGGCCCGGCCTACGGTACGAAGAAAGTTACGCCGTTTGATTTCGAAAAGAAGTACGGCGTTCAAATTGGCCGTTACAACCATATCGACTTGTTCAACGTTTGCCCGGTGAATGGCGGCGTTACTGCGCGCCCGGCATCGTTGAAACTGTACGCCGGTCGCTTGCACTGCGAACGAATGCAAGACCTGCCGTTTCCTGAAAATCACGTATTGACGCGCGAAGACGCGGCGATAGTGCGTCCGTATTGCTGCAACGACCTTGCGAATACCGAACTTCTGTTCAACGAACTAGCGCCCGAATTGAAGTTGCGCGCTGAAATGTCGGAAGAATACGGCGTAGAACTTCGGTCGAAATCCGATGCGCAGGTAGCCGAAGCGGTCATTAACAAAGAACTTGAAAAGGTGTTGGGTTATTACCCGAAGAAGCCCACACTAACGGACGACGGCCCGTTGTACTACAACGTTCCCGACTTCGTTTGCTTCCAGACGCCGCAGCTTCAAAGTATGCTTGAAGTCGTGCGAAAGGCCGCGTTCTATCTGGACGGCTTGGGTTCGCCCATCATGCCGACCGAAATTGAAAAGCTGAAAGTAACTATCGGCAAATCGACGTACAAACTTGGAATGGGCGGCCTTCATTCGACAGAAAAGAAGACCGCGCACGTCGCAACCGAAGACATTATTCTAGCGGACAACGACGTAGAATCGTTCTATCCGCGCACGATCCTTAATCAAAAGCTGTTCCCGCCGCACTTGGGTGAAGCGTTCTTGACGGTTTATAACAAGATCGTCGAAACGCGAATTCACGCTAAGGCAATGGCGGCGAAGTGTAAGAAAGAAGGCGACCGCAAAGGCGCGAAGAAATGGAAAGTAATTGCCGACAGTTTGAAGATTACGATTAACGGAAGCTTCGGCAAACTTGGCAACAAATATTCGACGCTGTACGCGCCGCAACTTATGTTGCAAGTCACGATTACCGGACAGCTTGTATTGCTTATGCTTATCGAAGCAATCGAAGGAATCGGCGTCGAAGTTATTTCCGGCAATACGGACGGCTTCATTTCGAAATATCACAAGTCGCGGCATGAAGAAGTCCGCAACTTGATTGCCGCATGGGAAGCGCATACGGGATACAAGACCGAAGAAACGCGATACAAGGCCGTATATTCGCGCGACGTGAATAGCTATGTCGCAATCAAGGACGACGGCGGCGACGCCGAAGCGCGGTTCTTGGATGAAAAATTAGGCGCTAAGACGAAGGGCGCTTATTGCGAACGCGGTTCCGCGCTTAATTCGATTCTGTCGAAGAACCCCGAAGCTTTGATATGTTCGGACGCGGTTATTCGGTTTCTTGTCGAAGGAACGCCAGTAGAAAAGACGATTAAGGAATGCCGCGACTTCCGGCGCTTCGTATGCGTGAAGAACGTTCACGGCGGCGGCGAAAAGAACGGGCGTTTCTTGGGCAAGGTCGTTCGCTGGTATTACCCGAAGAACGAAGCCGGGCATATCGCTTATGTTGCCAGCGGAAACAAAGTCGGGAAAACGGACGGTGCGCGTCCTGTAATGGACTTGCCGACCGAATTTCCCGACGATATAAATTACGACTGGTACATTAACGAAGCGGTCGAAATGCTGTACGACTGCGGACGTTTGAAGAAAGCCAAGAACGGCGAACTTGCGTTCTTTTAAGATAGTGTCATGGTCAAGCGTTCGCTGTTCGTACTGAACAGCCCGCTTGCCGTGATTTGCGTATCTACGATAACTTCCAACGTACCGACAAGGCCGGTTACGTTAAGCGTCGTCGAAGTGCCGGAAACCATGACCGTAGTATATCCGCCACCGCCGACGCGCCACCGCACGCGCGTTTGCGTCCCGGTTTCTAGCCCGGCGTCGGCGTCGTTGAAGACGGACAGGGCTTGCGCTTCGCGGCTGCGGCGTGCCCATGCCGCCGTGATCGACGTTGCGCCCGTGGCCGGGGCAGGGGTACGGCTACCGTCAAGGGTAAGGTTCTGCGGCTGGTATGGCAGGCGTGCGCGGCCATTCTGCGCGGCGGATACGGTCGGCGCAGACGAAAGCGGCAACTTGTCCGAAGTCGTCGTATCCAACAGCTTAACGTAACCTGTCGCACTGTTGTTCACAAGCTGCGGAATCAAACCGTCGATGCCGCCAACGAACCAAACGCGGTCGCCTGCCGCATGGCTTGCCGGTACGGTGTCCAGAACGCCGCGATATAGGTTCGGGAAAGTAACGGAACCGTCGCCGTTATCAACGAAGCCGACATAAACGAACAGTTCGTTATTGACCATAAGCAACGCGGAACCGTCGCGCGCTTGGTCAAGTGTCGTATATTGCTGCAAGTTCGCAATGTCTGCCGACGACACGCCTTGAACATTGAAAGCGCCCGTCGTGTCGTGTCGCGTGTCTGCCGCAACCGTGTTCGCATATGCAGCCGACAGCGTGCCGCCGCCGTTGTACGGGGCCGCTTCAATGGCTAATGTGGGATCGGTAGCGAAGTTATCGCCGCTGAACATGGCATCGAACGAAATAGACGCCGACGACGGCCCCTTAGCCAAGATATACAACCGGCCTTGACTGTCGAACGTCGAAAGGGCTTCGTTCGGAGTAACACGCGCCAAGAAGTGCGGCGGCGTAAAGAAGTTACGCACCGTAACGGCATTTGCGCTTGTGTTAATCGGCGTCCAATTTGAAGAATCAGGCGGCGCAAACGTAGGTGTCGCCGTAGCGAATCGGTCTTGAACGCAAGAAATCTTCACTTCCCCCGACGTAAGTTCGCCAAGGTCGATTTTCGAAACTCGCATGACCATTTTTTGCAGGTTGAACGGCCCCCAATTCAGAACGAACACGTCGCCCGGACGAAGCGTCGAAGCCTTGCGATTGCAAGTAATGTCGCACTTATACAGCGGAACGCTAATCAACGAAAGTTGACGCGCTGCAAGCTTGCTTGCAACTTCGGCAGTCGTACAGCCCGGCGAAGAAATTTCGGTAGACTTGACGCGCTGTTGATAGTTGATATTTGCGAAGTCTTGGGCAATGGCTACGCTGTCGTCGTAATCGCCTGCGCGATCCTTGAACGTAACGCGGCATTGATTGAACGTACTATCCCAAGTCGTTTTCGAAAAGTTCTTCAAATCCTTAATGATGGATTCGTCAAGAACCGGCAAAGTGTTAATGTCGTAGTCTTGGCGAATCAACTTCGCAACAATCTTTGAAGTTGCCGGGTCTTGATACAGCAAGCCGTCGCATTGCCGCATAATTTCTTCTAACAGGTCTTTGCCCGTAATGGCCGATTGCGCGGCCATAGACATGCCCATTTGTTCGTTATACAGCGTTTGCGCGCACGCAACGAACGAAGGCAAGTCCAAAACCGAAGGCAAATTGCCGAAGCGCCCGAACTTCTGCGTAATGGCGTCATATGCAATTTCCATCGGGTTCAAATCAAGACCGTTCGGCATAATCGAATACGTCGCGTGAAGACCGGAAGTCATACGCGAAATTTCGAAGCTGAACATTTCAAGATTAGTCGTCGTGCCGATATAAAACGACTTAAACAAGGCACGCGCAAAACCGTTGTACGCCGGAACGTTTGGATCAAGAACCGAAGCCAAGTACGAATCGCGCGGCGGATCGTAACGGCCATCGTAAAACGTGAACGTACCTTGCAGCCCGCCGCGTTGATCTTCGCCGCCAAACAAGTTCGGTTGATTGATTACGATATTCGTAATGCCCGAAGCGGTGCCAGTCCAAACAAGATACGTACCGGCCCAAAACTTACGAAGTACGACGCCCGGCCCAAGGCACAAACAGCAGTCGATACCGACGTAGTTTTTATAACCCGTAATAACCTTCTTCGAACTGAACAAGCCCGAAGAAACCTTCTTCTTGATCGGAACCGGGCGAAAGTCACCGAACCAAAGCGTAATCGGCGACTTCTGGCGAACAGTTCCCCACACTAGGGGCATAGGATCGCCGTACTTCGACCGGGGAACCTGAAAGTCGCCAAGCTTTGCCGCCCGCGCGTTTTCAACGTTCGGTTTCGGCATGAATGCGACCATTAGAAGCGCGATAACCGCGATGACGATTGCGACCCACATATTAGCTAATTCCGTTCGTAAATGGGTTGTTCGATTCGCCGGGTACGTAGGGGCATCCGCCGAAATTGATTTGGTTGTTAAACTTCGGGCAACCGTTCGCGCTTGTGAAACTATGATCGCAACCCGCTGTAACTTGAATCGACGTGCCTAACGAAATGCGCGAAAACCCATAGTTCACCGTCAAAATTGCGCCAGTTTGTGCGATAATCATTCGACGTTCGTTGCGTGCCGGAATGGCAATTTCGCCGCCGACGAACCATCCGTTCGGGAATCCGCCAATCGACGGGATGCTGATTTGCGATCCGTCCGCACTTATCGCAGATACGACCGTATCAAGCGAATTAGAAACGCGGCTTACTTTGCATCGTTCATCGAACAGAACGTTATTGCACGGCGGTTGTACGTAGACGTTCGGAATGTTACCTTGCAAGATGTTGCCGAACTTGCTTGGCGTGCGCAACGTAGCGTCTTCGCCGTTAATAATAATTGAAGCGACCGGCCCTTTCCAATACGGAACGAACGTCGCGGCGTCACGCTGGAAACGATAAATCGTCAAATCCAAAGCGGGCGGCGTAGTTTGAAACCCGTAATCTTTTACAAGCTGTTCGGTAATCGGAACGGTAATCGTAAGGTCGATATTGTCTTCTTCGTGCGTACCAGCCTTCAACGTACTACGTTTCAATCCCGAAACAGGATTGTACGTCGCGCTGTTGAAGACGTGCGGTATCGCGTCCGTAGTCATAAAATAACTACGGTACGTTCCGACCCATTCGTAAAGTTCGTATGGTGCGCCGTCTTGCTGGCTTATTTCTTTGTCGTCGTAATCGGACATTTAAGGTTCCGCCGTAATCAACGAAAGTTGAAGCAAACTTTCTAATCCGTAATGTTTCCATGTTACCTTATCGTCGCCAAGGCGCATAGGTAGCAGGAACGAAATTCGCTTAATGTTCATCCATCCTGCGCCAGCGGGCAACGCCGGATCAAAAACAATAATCGTCGAAAGGCCGGTTCCTGCAACTGCGGCCCCTGTTACTTCGGTTCGATGAATACCGGAAGCTGTTTCAATTTCGATATAACGATGCGTCACAATCGGAAAAAGCTTTTCCGCGTATTCGACACCTTCAATTGTAAAAGTTGAAGCCCCGTCCGAAGGTTGAACAACCAACTTCATATCGGTTCGATATGTGGGCACCCAAACTTTACGCACTGCGCCGCGCATATACGCAAATAGCGTTTTCCAATAATCCATTTCTTCCGGGCGTTGAATGCGGTTCACTTTGTACGAACGCGCGCCGCCGATGCGGCTGTAATCCCAACGCGAAATAATGTCCGGCAATCCGGTTTGATTGTCGATTGACTGTTGGCCGGTCGATACGTTGTCGTCTACCATTTCATCGGCAAGCGGTCGCTTGTCGAATACCGGAACGCCAAGATACGTCGGAAGTACGACGGTTGAACCGGGGCGTGTAAGCTGCGACCGCTGGCGAAGCATTTTGCAAACCAACGTCGTTTCGGCAACTTCGTTAACCGAATAACGCGAAAGCCCCGCACCGTCGTTCAGAAGCGCGGGCGAACCCGGCATAATCAACGACCCTACGGGAATATCAAACAACAGCGCAGAAGTAACGGTAGCGCCTGTTACGGTCAATACGTCAATTTCGACAAGCGCGGCAGTCAACGGCGTTTGAATCAACACGTATTCGCCTGCGCGAATGTCGGTCTTTTGCCGGTCGAAGTACAGTTGGAAGGTTCCGACCGCGCTTGCGGTAAGCGTGCGCGTTGCATACTGATATTCAGGAATCCAAAGACGCCCGACAGCCGCCATAAGATCGGAATAGAATTTGCGAATCTTCGTCGAATCGTCAAAAATGACTTTCAAATTTTCAGTTACGCGCGGCATTTCACCGCGCAGCGCGATGCGCTGTTCGGTGCCGTCAACGGCTACGATATTATCCGTCAAGAACTGCCATTCTTCCGTTACTGGCGTTTCGGGGATAATGTCAAATTTAACCGCGCGCGTACCCGTTACAAGTACGGGAAGCGGATTCGTTACGTTGGCAAAATCAAATAGAATTTGAAGGTCAATATTCGCCGGGCCGGAAGTTCCTACTTCAATTTCGTAAGTTTGTTCAAACAACGGTGGAAAAGTAAGCGGGTTCGGGCCGATTATTTCAACACCGACCGGATTGTTTACTAAAATATCTTGCATTATTGCGGAAGTAAACGGATAAGCGTTCCATACGTTAACTTCGCGCGTTTGCGTACTTGCGATTGTCTGCAAGTCGATTTCTTGCGGCGATACGTGAATTCGAAAATAATAATCTTTGAAAAAGTTTTCGAATTCTTCGCCCACAATAGGCCAACGGTTTGGCGCATGAACGCGCCAAACCGCATAGGGGCCGAAAACACGCCGCCCGATTACGTCAATGCCAACCGGCAAATATTCAACTTCTGAATATTTGTCAAGTTCGTCGGAATAATCGGGGTTGTCTTCGCCGTATATAAAGGGTTGCGTAAATACGCCAATTCTTCCGGCCATTCTTTAACTTCCGGTGTATTTAATGGCATATCCGTAAGTTCCGCTATGAACAGAACTTGACGAACCGTTGCGCTGCGTAAGGTCTTTGCGATAAAACGGATAAACTTTCCATTGATCCGGGCCGTAAGTTACCAAACTTCCCGGTTCCAAATTGTCAATTCGACAGTATCGAACATTTGGCGGATTGACTACGATTGTAAGTCCGCCGCTTCCGCGTGTTTTTATTCCTTTTACTGGAACAAGGACTGTTGCCGAATTCGATTGATTCGGCAATGCGTTAATGATCCCGGCACAATGCGTATAACCTAAGTTTGAACCCCTTGTGTTATACCAGCCTACGGCATCAAGTCCGCAATGAAAATAATTACCCGTGTAACTTCCGCCGCTTGTACTTTCGAAGAAAAGACCGCCAGCCATGCCCCAAAAACCGCGCGTCCCGCCCGAATCCATATTCGAACCGGAATTCATATCGAATTGGTTTCCGCTTCCGCTTTGAGCTACGCGGCTATCATAGCTTGCTGTAAACCATCCGCCAGTTCCCCCAATACCGGAAATCAACGATTTGCCGAACGACAATTGTTGATAAAAATCAGCATTGTAATTAATTACGCAATAAACTTCGTCTTCTGGCGAAGTCATTACGTGAATTTCGTAATTGATCGGAAAAACAATCGGCGTTCCGGTCGGCGACATTACTTTAACGAAATTCGACGGGCCGCCGTTGAGCGTTGAACCCGTCTGCCCTGTTCCGCCTTGCAACGTAAGTTGCGGCGTCGTTGCGACAAGTTGAAAGAAACAACCGTTTTTCGAAAGAATACCGTTTGAAAGCGTCCAGCCGTTAGCGACGCAGGCATTTTCGATGGCGGTTTTCAAATCCGCGAAAGTCGCGGCGCTTCCGTTATAGTAGGCCATTATTTCATTTCCAAAGCGACAAAATCGCGCCAAGTTGTACGGTTGACGTTCTGGCACATTACGAAAGCCCTTCCGCCAACAGCTATAATTGCGTCTACGGCTTGAAGTACCGTCATTCCGGTTTGATCTACGACAGAACTTCCGCCCATTTGAACAACGTTTTCGGGGCCATTGTTAAAGCCTGAACAGAAATAAACGCCGTCGAGTTCGCCCCAAACGTTGCCAAATCCAACGTTAGTTTGAAGCTGCGAAATAATTATCGGTTCAAGCTGATAATATACGTCCGCAGGAACAAGCGTATTTGTTCCTTGCGGCCCTGCAAGCGGAAAACCGTTGTTCGTGTTCGCATTGGTAAATGGATACGACCAAACTTTAGTCCATACGCCAGTTTGATAACGAAGCCACATATAACATTGCGATGAATAGTATTCGCCGGGATACGGAAAGACTTGGTTTGTATCCGAAAAACGTTTGGCTTCCGCACCGTTGAACATTCCGGCACAAATCAAAGGCGACGGAAATTCACCCGGACGCGCATAGGGAAACATTTTCCCCAAATAAAAATGTTCGTAAACCGGCGTACCTACTTTAAGGCATCCGGTTATGCGTTGCGGATTTGCAGTAATGAAATACGTAATCGCGTTATTGTGGGCAGGCACGCCGGAAATTTGTATTCCGGGCTGCGTTTCGAAACTATTTCCGGCAACATAACCGATCATAGTTGCGGCTTGGAAATTGTAATAATCGCCGCTTACGTTGTTGTAAGTTTTGAAACCGACGAAAATTTCTTCAAGACCTGAAAGGCCGACGCCTTTTCCGATCCATTCCCGATTCGTTCCGGTATTGACATACCGAAGTGTCGTCCATCCGTTAGCTTCGGCTAGTGTTTTAATAATCGCCAAAAGCTGATAATAAGCGTCGTCGCCGCTGCCCTTAGTTACGGTGCCGATTGCGTATCCCATTATTTAACCCCTACGATACGGGCGACAGTGCCGCCGTTTTCTTCGATTGTTTCGATAACAAACGCCTTGCCTTCGCTAGAACGCATCGCGGCCAAGGCGGCTTCTTTCGATTGTACCACGACAGCAGTTACCGGCGTAGTTACATTGACTTCGGGCGCAGAAGCCGGGGCGGCTTGGCCGGTGCCCACATTCTCGCCGTTCCGCTGGACGCTGGCCGCGCCGCTTTGCAGGGCTTGCAGGTTGTCAACGCCGATACGGTTTGTCGAAGCCGCGTTCATTACGAATTCTTGACCGTGTACGGCACCCGCTACGGCGGTCGTCGGAATGTCGCCGGTATAGCCGCCCGACATGAACCCGGTATTCTGCGACCGGATTTGCTGGACGTTCGCCAAGCCTGCGGCAATTGCAGCCGCAGCCGCAGCCGCACCCAACGCCGGGCCGACGTAGGGGATTGACGCAAGCGACGAATACGCGCCGGTAGCCGACTGATACGTATTAATCATCGCTTGCGCGATGGCTGCGGCCTTGCCAACGGCGGCCATTTTGCTATTGCCGGACTTCTGCAATTGCGCCATTTGACCGAAGAAACCCGACGCCGCGTTAAGCGTCATGTTCTGTTGATCCAGCCAAATACGTTGGCGCATCGTTGCGGCGGTTTGTTCGCTAATCAAGTCCTGTTGCCGCAGTTGGTCGATACGCGAATACATATCTTCGTATTTCTGCGCTTGACCTTCGAAATACGTATCGGTATTCGTAAAGTCAAGATCGCTATTCGCGCCCATAATGGCGTTAGCTGCGTCGCCTTGCGTGAAGCCGCTTTGCGGATTGTTTTTAAGCGCGTTAATCGCCTTCAATTGGTCGATATACTGTTGGCGCTTCGTTACACTTGCGTCCATTAGCGCGGCTTCTTGCTGCGAAAGCGCGTTCGCCTGCTGCAACAGCGTAAGCCGTTCGCGCAGTTGCGTAAGTTCTTCGGCATTAAGCGTAATGCCCTTCGTCAACAGGTCGTTTTGCACTTGCATAACCTGCTGTTCGATTTCGCGCTGTTTCGGCAACAACTGCAAAAGCTGCAACTGTTGGTCAAGGTCACGGTTATACGCGCGCATCGGGTCTTGCGCGTTCTTGTATTCTTCGTTTGCCTTCGTGATTGCGCGCGAATACTGTTCTTGCGAAATCGCGCCAAGGTCAAGAAGCTTTTTCGAAGCTTCAAGCGTGGCGTTATAATCGCGCTGCGGGCCGATGGCTTCGTTATAAATCGCGTCGAACTTCTGTTGCACGATTTGCGCTTGCTGGACGGCCTGAATCTTCGCCATGATCGACGCGCGTTCTTCATCGTTCAGCTTAATTTTACGCTGAATCAACGATTCTTCGATTTGATCCATTTTCGCTTGCGCTTCGCGTTGCGGTTGAAGCGTAAACATGCGGTTCATTTCGTTGTCAAGCTGCGTATTGATCTTTTCCAACGCCAACGCGCGACGTTCGGCGGCTTTCGCCCCCTTTGCGTCTACGTCGCCGCCAAGCTGATTCGCACCAGCGCCGCGCAGGGCTGCGCCTTCGCTTGCGCGGCGCGCCTTGCCGATTTGCTGCGCACGGTTCAACAGACCTTCGACGACGCCTTGCATTGCGCCGCCCTGCGACTTGAAGCCGTCTTCTAGCGATTCCGCCCAAAGCTTGCCCCAAGATTCGAATTCGGTTTGTCCGGCTTGGCCCATGCGTTCGAAGTTGACAAGTTCGTAAGCCGACTTGCCGACCATCGCGCGAAGCTTGTTCGCGGATTCAATCGCCAGATTCGTAACCCGTTCAATCCATCCGACGATATAGTTATAGCCGTTTGCGATTCCGTTTTGAACGGTAATCACGACTTCGGCCATAGCACGACCGGCGAACGTCGCAAGGCCGGTAATGAATCCGGCTATTGCGTCAAGAACTTTCGCGGTGTTTTCCAGCGCGGCGGCCCATCCGGTGCGTTCGGTCTGGAAGAACGCCGTATAGTCTTCAAGCCATCCCGAAACCGATTCGCTAACAGCGGACGAAATTTCGCCAAGCGCCCCGGACGCGCCTTCGGTCATGTCTGCCCACAATTGGCCGACAATCAAGGTCACGTCGCTAATAACCTGCCCGATGCCTTCGAAGGTCGCGCGGAAGAAATCGCCCAACGTCGTAACGTCGTCGATTCCCAAGTTAATTTCGTCGCGGAACAGCGTAAGGTACGCAATGACGGTTGCCAGTGCGACGGCGATAAGGCCAATCGGGTTCGATGCAAGCGCGACGGTGAACGCCTTTACGGCAGTCGTTGCGGAAACGATAGCCGCGACAATCTGCGGCCCGAATGCAAGAAGCATCGCCGTTCCAAGCGCCGTAACTACGACGGCAACGGTCTTCATGTTGTCGGCAAGCCAAAGAATCGCCTTCGACAGCGCAGCCGTAACGCCGGTCGCCTTGTTCAATTCGCCGAAGAATTCGATTGCGCTATTCTTCAAGACGGTAAGGCTTTGGCCGATTGTGGGCGTCGTTTTTGCGAACGTGTCATCGACCGACTTCTGTATAAGCTGGAATGCGTTAAACAGAACTTCGGACGTGATTTTGCCTTCGGTCGAAAGTTGCTTAACGCGGTTGATAGGCACGTTAAGCGCCTTCGCTACTGCGTCAAGAACCATCGGCATATTTTCGGATACGGCGCGGAATTCGTCGCCTTGCAGCTTACCGGCGTTGAAGCCCTGCGAAAGCTGCAACAAAGCCGACGACGCTTCTTGCGCAGTTGCGCCGGAAACGATAAGGGCTTTGTTAATGGTTTCGGTCAAACGCAACGAATCTTCTTGCGATTTGCCCATAAACTTCAACGCGCGATCAAAGCGCGTAAACGCCGTCGCGGTTTCTTCTACACCTGCGCGCGTGCGGTTCGCCAAGTCGAACAATTCTTTCGTAAGCGTTACGACTTGCGATTGCGATTCGGTGACGTTCTGCAACTTGTTTTGCAGCGTCGTATATGCGTCCGCCGATGCGAGAATAGCGCCAGCCGACAGCGTTACGCCTGCGATACCTGCGGCGGCTTTGACGTATCCGGCGATTTGCTGGCCTGCGGTCTGCGACGCCTGCCCGGCCCGCTGCTGCGCTTGGGCCAGCCGCAGGGCTGCAAGGGCCGCCCGGTCGTTGGCCGCCGCCGCGTTGGCCGTCTGGACGGCTGTACGCTGCTGTTCGGTGGCAAGACGCTGCGCAGCCCCCGCGCCCTGCGTTTGGGCCGTGCTGGCGCGCGTGGTGGCCGCTGCAAGGTTCTGCGCGGCGGTCTGGCCCTGTACCTGCGCCGTAGCCGCGCGCGTCTGCGCTGCGGCGGCGTTGGCCGTTGCTGCGGTCGTCTGTTGCTGCGCCGTGGCAAGCCGCTGCGATGCGGTCGCGCTGTTGGTTTGCGCTGCGGCCAAGTTCGCTTGTGCGGCCTGCGCCTGCGCTGCTGCGGCGGCGGTCTGCTGCTGCGCTGTCGCCAAACGTTGCGCTTCGGTAGCGGCCTTCGACTGCGCGGCAGAAAGTTGGTTAATCGCGGCGTTCGCCTTGGCTTCGGCTGCGATGGCACGTTGCAACGCCGCTTCAACGTTCGCCATTGCGACTTGCGTTTTCTGCGTTTCGGTGGCAAGCTTCTGCTGTAGAATGGCGGTACGTGCAAGTTCGCTTTGAAGACGCGAAAGACCGGACGAAGCCGAAATCGACTTCAACGACGATTGCAACGCCTTTACGGCGCTGTCGGCGGTGCGGGCATCCGAAGCGATGCCTTTAAGCTTGGTCGAAATGGACGAATCGACTTTATCCTGTACTTTAATTTCGATGTTTTCGGCCATTTCGTCTTAATCCTTAATCTTGAACTTCGCAAGCATCTTGCGGCCAATCAATACCGCACGTTCGACGAATCCCGCAGGCGCTTGCGCTGAATATCCGTCGTTAAGCCGCTTGATATACGGAAGGTTGTTCGTAATAAAAATCGCTTGACCGGGCTTCTTGTTTGCAAGTACGCTTTTTGCCGCGTTGATCGTTTCGGCTGCGCTTGCCCGTTGCGACGAACCTTGAAGGCCGGGGTAATGCGGTGCAATCGTCCCGGTTGCTGGCGAATCAAGCGTAACGCGCCAGTTCGACAAAGCTTGCGAAGTATCTACGGGCGTCTTATACGCCAAGTCGCCCACAATAGCCATTGCGGTATCGACGGCTGTTTTAGAAGCCGCTTCGTCGATTGCCTTAGCCTTGCGTTCCAGACTAACGGCCAGACTTAGAAGGTCGTTTGCCATTGCCTTTATTCGCCTTATGCTTTGCTTCAAGTTTCTTCAAATGTTCCGAATCCAGTTTACGAACAAAATAAAACAAGTCTTCCCGCTGTTCTTCGTCGAATTCGAATGCCGACGCATACGCCGCAATACTTGTCCAAGGAATCGGCGTCAATCCCATTGCGTGCGTTCGTTCGCTATCCAAATCGAAGAAGGCTTGCAAATACAACTGCAAGCCCGGTTCAAGTTCTGGCGCGTTGGCGATGCGGTCGGGTAACGGCTGGCCCGCCCGCATCGCCTGTTTTGCTATGGTCTGTTCGTGCGGGCCTAGTTCGAACAGATACGCTAGAACTTCAATCAGTTTCCCGATTCAGTTTCCAACACCGAATCGCGGAAGTTGGCCGACAACTTGGCTTCTTCTTGCAGACGTTCGTAAACGTCGGGCAGTTCGGACAGAAGCGAAATTGCCGCGTCCTTCGAATAGGCGATGGCTTCGCCCTTTTCGTCCTGAACGTTCTTCCAGCCGCGCAGGATGGTATCGACGAAAACGCCCATGAAAAGCTGTTCGGCGACTTCGTTTTTCATGGTGCCCAATTCGACCTGTCGGCGATACGGGCGGGTCGCGGCTTCAAGCGACTTGGAATACGCTTTGTTCGACTTGCCCATGCGCGAAATGATGAACGTGGGAACGGTGCCGTCGTCGTTCTGCGCTTCGGGAAATTCGATTTCGACGCCTTCGGTTTCCTTCGCCGAATTCGTTTTGAATTGCTTAAACAGTCCAGACATTTGATTTACTCCGATGGATGAAAGAAGGGCCGGAAAAGTCCGGCCCTTCAAGTGTACCCGACTTAATCGGGCATGGCTACCGTTGGCAGGTACGAAAACACTTCGTACAGCATCGTATAGCCGTTCGGGTTTTCCGCGCCTGCGGGTTCAAGCGGAACGGTAATCGGCGCGTCCTTTTCGACGTTCAACCGACCGCCGCCCAAACCAAGCAACGGAATGTCGAAGATGAAACCGGCGTTCTTCGCCGCGCTGATAACCGACAAACCAACGTCGGCATTCGCACGAACCGCCTTCACCGCTGCGACGGTCGTAAAGTAAGCGGTAATCGAACCGCCGACTTCGAAGTTACCCGCCGTCGTGTCGAACGCGCCCAAGATACCGACGGCCTTGTTCGGCGAAACGTTGTTGTTAATCGAAACGTTCGCTTCGGACACGTAACCGAACAGGGCCGCAGGATTCGACGAAGCCGGATCAAGAACGTTCATCTTGATACGGTAAATGTCCGACGAAGTGTTGTAGGCGTCTTCGCCCGGCGCTGCGATGCGGGTTCCGCTTTTGATCGTATCGCCAGCGTCGCCGCTTCGGTGCGTGTTGTCGCACGCAATGAACGTAAGATCGGCGTTCAACTTGTCGGCCTGCGGAATGTTCAACGTAAATTCGTTGGCTACCGCACCTTCCAAGTATTCCGCTTGAACGCCGTTCAAACCTTGGCCCAACTGCCGTTCGATGTTGTACGAACGACGCTTGATAAGCGCCGGGTTCTTTTCGTTCTTGATAACGACGCCGACGAACAGACGAATCGACTTGCCGGTTCCGGTTTCGGTCGCAGCCGCGAAGGTCGTATCGTCGAAAACAAGCGCCTTCGCCGAAACCGACTTAATGCGAGCGTAGCCCACATTATTTGCAAAGCGGTTCGACGCCGCGTCACCGCCGATGAACACCCAACGACCGGGGAACAGTTCGGGCATGGTCGTAAAGTCGCCAGCGGTGACGACCAACGACGCAACGCCGGAAGTAACGGCGATGTTCGCATCGGCTGCGGCCAATTGACGCCCGACGACTTCCAGTTTCACGCCAGCGGGCGGCGCGGCTTCGTCGATAAGGGTTTCGTTAACAACGACGGTCGTTGCGGTGGACGAAGCGACGGTTTTAAGGCCGTTGTTCGCAGCGTTGGCGAAGCCGGTTGCGTTGACAAGCATATTCGCAGCGAACGCCGCGCCGCCGCTTGCAACGGTATAGGTCTTCGTCGAAGCGGCGACGCCCGAAATTGCGACGGCTGCGCCGTTAATCGGTGCGGTCGATGCCAGTTCGCGCGCGTCTGCGAAGAAGAAGCCTTGCAGAAGACGAGTAAGGTTCGACTTCGTAAAGTCCGAATTGAAGCCGCCCGATGCGTCAAGATCGGTAATCGTGCCCTTCTTGTTCTGGCGCGACGGGTCGATAGGCGCACGGGCTACGGTGGACAGTTCGCCGCCGAAGTCCGAATAGCTGTTCGGTTCCAGTCCGTACCAAACCGGCGTCGTCGGAAGTTGCTTCAAGCATTCTTCTTCGGCATACGCAAGTCCGGTAATGTTCGAGTCGATTTTGTTGATAGCGCAATCGGCCATTTTCGTAACTCCTTCAACCTAATTCGTCGTATTCAAATTCGGTAACGACGTTAAACCGTTCGTACAGTTCTTCGGGGTCAAGTTCGTTTATGCGAACATTTCGAAACCAAATCTTCCCCGGCGTAGTCTTTCCGCGAAAAGCATTGCGGGCAATCTTCGCCAGCGTTTGACCAAGTGCGAAAGCTTGCGTATTCGATTTCGGGCAAAACACTTGCACGAAAACAAGCCCCGACGCCGTATAACGTTTTTGTCCCGGTTTTCCTTCGCAAGTTGAAAGCGTTGTTTGTTCTTCGAAAACGGTTTGTTTCGACACGCGAACCCAAAACTTCGAACCGTCCGGCAAATCGCGGTACTGTACGCCCTGCCAACGAATTTCGGGAACATAGCCGACGACCGCGCCCGCGTTAGCGTTCCACGCCGTAAGAAACAGCGTATTGATTTCGTCGCGGGCTTGGTCAAATTCAATCATGCTTGAAAAACTACCGTGTAAAGTACCTTTTGCCCATTCGGCGAAAGAACGTCGATATTTGCGATTCGAAGTTCTACGCCATCCCGAATAACTACGTCTTTCAAGTTCGGATTAAACGGCACGTTTCCCATAAGCCCCATTACCGAACCTTTCGGAACTTCGGTGCCTTTGATAAACGTAAATGTTTCCATCGTTTGCCGATCAACCGGCAAGAAGCAAATAGTTACGTCCTTGTCTTCGGGCGTTGCCGGGCCGGGGTTCCACGGCTGCGACGGATCGGGCGCGGCTGCGTCGTCAATAACGCGCCATTTCACCTTTTCGCCGTTCTTTGCGATCAATCGCAACGCCGTTTGAATCGCGCGGTCAAAGCGTGCCATACGTCAAACCCGAATTGTCCGAAGTGCAAACTTGTTCGAAGCGCATTCGCCAAACAGCGGCGCAAGAAGCGCGTTCGCTGCGGTAAACGTGGGCATGATGCCAACGGCTACCGGGTCGGCGTATTCCGTTTCGATTGGGCCGACCTTTTCGCGTGTTACGTAATCCTGCGGCGAAATGTTCGGTTGCAGGTCGAAGCCTGCGTTAATCGCCATCGCCAATTGAACTTGTGCGGCGATAAGCGATTTCGGAATAACGTTCGACGGGACTTCATCGCAGTTCAGGAATACGCCGGTACGGGGCCACGCAAGCGCCTGCGTCGGCGACGTGCGTTTGCCTTGATACCGGCATTCCTGCGCTTCTAGGTAGTCCGTCGCACGAATCAACATCGCGGCTACTTCGTCGTCGTCCAACGGAAGTTCGGTGCCACGATTGGCCGCGTATACGCGCGCATCCGCGACGCTTACGTAACTGTTCGCGTTGGCTACGCCGCTTCCGTCTTCGACTACGATAGTAATTGCCATGATGCCGAATCCTTACGAAGCCGAAAGCGTGACCGTTACGGCCTTGGTCGTCGGATTGACGACGATGTTTGCGACGGTGCCGCTTCCGGTAACGCCGGTAATCTTCTGGCCGTTCGTTACGACCGCCTGCGTATTCGGCAGGTTTTGAACCGGGATTGCGTCCGGGTCAAGAACGGTTTTTGCGTTGTAGATCGTCGGCACGGTGCCCGCTACGAAGTCGCACGGTGCAAGACGGTTCGTTTCGCCGTACTTGGTATTTGCTGCGCCGTTCATAACGGTAACTTCGTAAGGCTTGTCGGCGGCTGCGTTCAGCTTCGCAATTGCGGCCAGTTCGCCAGAAGTCGGGGTAGTGCCTGCGGTGAAGAAAATAACCTTTTTCGCGGCCATGTTCGTTTGTCCTTTCGTTGCGCCTATAAAAACGGCCTGCCCACACTAGGCGAACAGGCCGCGCCCTACGCTGCGCCCGGCCTTACTGCGCCGGGTTCGGGTTCCACGACGGCGCGCCGCCGCCTTGCTGGCCCGCTGCGGGCTGCTGGCCGCCAGTTGCGGGGGCCGGGGTCTGCGGCTGCTGCGGCGCTTGCTGGCCGGTCTTGCCGCCCTTGGCCTTCGGTGCCGGGCTGTCGCCGACCTTCGAAGTAAGCTCTTTCAGTTCGGCGGCCTTCTTCTTGATAGCTTCGGCGGCGTCGGGGAACTTTTCGGCATAGATCGGCGGAACTGCGCCCGCCACGCCGTCGCAGATTTCCAGCGAATGCGCTTCGGACGGTACGGCGCGTGCGTTGCGGAACGAAACGCTTGCGTTCAGTTCGGCGGCTGCGGCGAAATCTTCGGGGGTCGGGGCCGGGCCATCGACGAAGTACAGAATTTTTGCAGGCTTCATTGCATTATCTCCGATGTTCATTCGTATTACTCCGAATGATTGAAAGGATTAAACGAACGGGGCCGAAGCCCCGCCCGTTCGTTCGTTGGTTAGTGAACTTCGACGATCACGCCCGCCAAATCCTTTTCGGACGTGGCGTAACGATCCCAATTCGTCGAAGTGAACAGGGCCGCGTCGGTCGGCGACTTGCCGCCGTTGCCCTTGTCCCATGCGAAGCCGCGAACACCGACGTTGTACGACCATTCGGCTTGGTAAACCCGAATCAGGTTTTCGTCGCCGGTCTTGCCTTCTTCCATCGCGTCGAAGTCGTTGTTCTGGCCGATCATCACCGCACCCGGCACAAGGCCAAGAATGTGATAGACGTTCGGCGTACCCGCCGCAAACAGGTTCGGACTGTCGGTCATCACCAGCAGCTTGCCGAACGGATCACGAATCACGTTGACGGTGCCGTAGGTGAACAGGCGTTCGGAGTTGTTCAGGTTGTTGCCGTACAGCTTGTGCATGGGCGTGCTGTGCATGATCCATGCCGCAATCTGCGACGATTGGTCGCCGAACTTCGCTTGGCCGTTGTTGAGGTTGTTCCACGTCGGGCCGTCGTCCGGCGCGGTGTTGCCGGTGGCGTCGTACTTGACCGCCGCAACCTGCGTAAGCGCGGCGTAGGTCGCGCCAAGGCCGGTATTCAGCATGTCGGCCATCGTATCGACGGCAAGCTGTTGGCCCATCGCAGCGCCCGCGACTTCCGGGTTCTGCTGAATCCAACGGAATTGGCCGGGGTCAAGGCGAATCGGCGGCGTACCTGCCGCAACCTTCACCGAAGTATCGACAAGGTGTTTCATCACCTTTTCGGCGACAGCGCCGGAACCGTAGGCGTTACGACGACGGACAAGGCCGCCCGCAACCTTGGCGAAAAACGCCACGTCGCTAAAGTCGCCTTGGTGCGCCGCACCTTGAAGGATGATCGCGCCGCCCGTTGCAGCGTTGAACAGGTCGATTTGCTGCCGCAGGACTTCGGAGAACGAAGAATAGGCGTATTCGGAGTAAACCGCGAGGTCGGAAAGTGCCATGATAAAGCGTCCTTATTCAGTAGTAGCCTTCGCTTCTTTCAGATGCGCCGCAAGTTCTTGCGGATTCATCTTCGAAAGGTCGGCGGGTTTGTCGGATTGACCGGGATTCTTCGGGGCACCGCCGCCGTTTTGCGAAGGCTTACCGGCACCGCCGGACGCCTTACTGCCGGTGATGATAGCAGAAAAATCCTTGTTTGCAACAAATTCCGCCGACAGTTCGTCGATGGTCATTGCCGAAGGCTTGCCGTCCTTGTCAAGAATACGGGTCTTCGGTTCGTCGCCTTCGAAGTCCGCTTGCAGACGCGCGCGAATGTGGGGAAGGATAATCGCGGGTGCGTTGCTGATTTTGGTTGCGATGGAAAGCGCGACGTTATCGACAAGCGATTTCGTCGTATGGGTCGTAAGCTTTCCGATCTTGCCTTCGTATTCGTTCTTTTGATCGTCAAGCTTCTTTTGCCACGACTTTTCAAGCGTAGCAATGTCGCCCTTTTTGCGGGCGTCGTCGCCTTCCAGTTCGGCCAAGCGGTCTTCGGCTTCTTTGGCGCGCTTTTCAGCATCGCGGCGCAACTGCGCTTCACGGTCTTTCGCGCGGCGAAGCGGGCCGGTGTCTTCGTCGCCGTCAACGTCCAGACGGAAGCCGTCGCCGTCTTCGACGTATTCGAATTTCAGCGCGTCGGCAAGCTTCGAATGTTCTTCTTTGGTAATACGCTTTTTCAGTGCCATTTCGTAGGACTCCTACAGGTTATGCCGATACACCGTATCAGCGGGAAAGAATCTGTTTAATCTTGCGTCGGAATTCGTCAAGCGTTAGCGGTTCGTCGGCTTCATACTTCGGAATATCGGAAGCTTTCAATTTGCCATCGCGTAAAGCTTCGCCGCCTTCGGTGCCTAATATGTCGTCTTGCACTTCCAGCGGTTGACGCGCAAGCCAAGTATAAAACGTTTCGTCGATTAGGTCACTAGCCGTATTCGCCGGGGCAGTATGCGAACGGCAACGAATGTGCGCAGGCGGCAACGGCCCGGCCCCAAACCGATAACGCTTCCGATTGCGGCTTCGGCAAACTTCGGTCGTGTTGCCATCCATAACCGAAAACCAAACGTACCAACTAAAAACCGCAGACGCTACGCCAGCCGCTACGATTGCCGCAGTATGTGCGAAGGCGGTATGAATAACCGATGCGGCTTGGTTGTTGATTCGCGCAAGCTGCGACGGCGTGCCTTGGCGTGCGCCTTCTTCGCCGATGATTTCGCGCAATGTTTCGTCAACAGTCCAGCGATTCGCCCATGCCTTGCGAATGATGCTTTCGATTGACGCTTGCGCCGACGTTGTAAACGTCTTGATAAACGGCAGAAGATAAAGCCCGTTCGCTGGAAGCGGCGAATTCGTAACTTGCGACCAAATGCGTTCGTCGCCGCCAGTAATGGCAGCAATGCCAAATAACGGATTTGCGCCGCTGTCGTTGGCTTCGATTAAAAACTGTATTGCATCTTCGTCCGAAATGATTTCGTCCGACGAATCGCCGTCAAGTTCGATATATCCCGTAACCCATGCGCGGCGGTTTACTTCCAAGTCCGCAGCCATGAACGCTTTAAGTTGTTCGATAAGCTGCGACGTGTACGCGCTGTAAATCTTCGATTGCGATTCGCGCAGTTCTGCGACAAGCTTATTTAGTTGCGCCTTCGAAAGACCGTCAAGGGTTTTATAACGAACACGACCAAGAAGCTTTTTTAGAACTTCGCTAATGTCCCGCAATACGAAGTTGAATTGGCGGGACTGCTGAACTTTGACGCCTTCGACATATACGGCAAGCCGCGTTGAAATGTCGTACAGGCGCTTGTTATCCGATAGCGCCATGATTACGCACCCCCGTTGCCCACATTACCAGCCGGGGGCGTGTTGCCGTCGCCCGGTACGTTGTCCGGCATGGCAAGGGCCATCGCTTCGGCGGTGTCCTTGGCAATGTCGGCCTTCGCCTTCGCGTCGTCTTCGGTGGCAATGCCAGCCTTCCGAAGCCCTGTACGCATTTCGGTAAAGGTAATCGCGCCTTTCTGCCATTCTTCGATAATCTGGCGGCGTTCATCCGGCGTCATGCGGGCAATGTCGAAATCTGTATTCAGTTCGAACTTAACGCCAGCGTCGCCCGCACCGATCCAGCGCGCCGCCCATTTCAACGCCCATTCGAACGCGGCGCTAACGTTCTTCGTTGCGCTGGACAGCGTAGAACCTTCCGACGCCGCTTCCAATTCGGCTTCGGTTGCGGTGCGCTGTACTTCTTTCTGTTCGACAAGCTTTGCGCCAAGTGCGACCATTTGGCGTTCTTTCGTGTCCATTGCTTCTTTAAGCATGGTGTTAGGTTCGGCCTGCAACAGCTTTGCGTCGGCCCCGGTCGGAAGCGGAATGCCGCCGCGCGATCCGAAGTTAACCGTTCCTTTCAGAACGTTGTTAACCCATTCTTCCGTTAGGCCGGTAAGTACGGGCGTCGGCTGGCCTACGACGTAGCACGATTCTTCGTAATCCGCGCTGTTGCGATAATGCGCCAAGTTCAGCGACGCAAGATCGTAGAAGTTGGGGTTATCCGGGTTAACGTCGTTGTTTTCGGAACCCATAAACATAAACGGGATTTCGTCAAGACGATTCCCGTTCGCGTCGGTAGGTTTGAAAACTTCGTGAAGTTGGTAATTGCCGCGCGGAATCTTCGTACCGTCCGCCTTGGTCGGGTTCGGTTCGCGCCAAATTTCATGGACGTAATAACCTTCTTCGTCCAAACGCAAAACGCGGAATTGACCGCTATTCTTCATTTCGAAGCCGTCATCTTGAACGCACCACGTTTCGAAGATAACGACCAACGACAAAACTTCTTCCGCGCCGCGATCAATCGTCCGCCAATTGATAATTTCGGTCGGTGCGTAGACGTACAGCGTCGGGCGAATCTTGCCCGCTTCAAGGTCTGCGACGGATGCGCCGCCGTTGCCTTCGGTTGTCGGATAATCGACAAGAATTCCGGCGCGCGAATACGCCAAGTTCAACGATACGGCCTTCTTCGAAAGCTGCGTAAGGTTAATGCCCGATCCGGTCGCGTTTGCGACAAGCGGATTCAGCAGGGCGGGAACCTTTACGACCGGATCGCGCATAAACACCTGTCCAATAAGACCGAACAGGGTTCGACGGGCTACGTTGTAAAACACGGCCCGCGCGATATACGCATCATAACGCGCTTTGTTTTCCTTCGATTGATCGGAAGCGTTCGGCATCGGAAGATACTTCGTCCGCGCTTCTTTAACCGTCGGTTCGCCTGCGATTGCGTCCCGAATAAGGTAGTACATGGGAAGCAACTTCGACAGTTCAGGACGCACAAAAGATACGTTCGGCATGATTTCGATTCCTTTAAGTTGGCATTGATACTTTGACTTTCGTAGCCGCTTTGTTCGCGCCTTTCAACATGCGATAACGTGTCATGTCGTAAACGTGATCTTCGGCGCTTGTGTCTACGTCGTCGATTTTCTTTTCGTCGCGGGGCAATGTGGGCAAAATATCAATGCTTGCAACGCAATTCGACATGAAGTATACCCCCGGCCCTTCGCGTTTAATAGACGCTTCTAGCCGGTCGCGGAAAAGCTGTAGGCCGATAACACGCGAACCCGACGACTTGTCCGATTCCATCCAGCGAACGCCCTTCTTCGACATAAGCTTTTCGGTAGTGTCTAGTTCAACGTCGATAACTTGTCGAATGCGATTGTCCGCAGGGCCGGGCCACGGCTGCGACGAAATCCAGCCGTTTGCCATCATCGAAACTTCGCGGTCGATAATGCCTTGCGCTACGTCCGACGCCGATATTTTAAGACCGACGTTCGGCAAGAATTCGCCCTTTTCGTCTTTCTTGCATCCGTACCATTCGAATATCTGAATCAACGAACCCGGTTGCGGACAAAAGACGTATTCGGTTCCATCCGAAAGAACGATAGTCGCTTCGGTGCCGTCCGCTTCTGCCCACCAGCCCACACTAAACGGGTGCGAACTGCCGTCGTCGTATGTGCGGTCGATGCGCCAGCTTGGCGGCACGACAAAGCGCGGTACGACGTGTATATGCGACTGCCAAAGGTCGTCGATTGCGCCGCCTGCGGTAACGTCCCAATCGCCATACAACCAAGCTTTGCGAAGGTTCGGTTCTTTAATGCTTTCCAGTTCGGCAATATACGACGCCGGAAGATACGGGTTTTCCTTGTATGAACCGAAGATCGCAATTTGCGTAATTACGTGCGTTTCTTCTTGTTCGGTCTTCGGGTTATAAATCTGGATACTACGACGAACGACAGTGCCGCGCGGCGCAATCGTAATAAACCGTTTCTTCACCCAATTATGACCGGGGCCGCTTGGGTTCGTCGTGCTGAATACTTCGCACTTGATTTCGGGCAACGGTAGACCGTTAGGCGTCAAATAACGCCCGGTCTTCGGGTCTTTCGGCGTGTCTTTTATCGGATCGAACGTAACGCGGTTGACCGACATAAACTTGTCGTACAGGTCGCCGCTAGGATGCTTCGTTAATTCGTTCCATCCGATATACGGGTATTCGTGACCGTGGAAGCCTTCGTAATCGGCGACCTTCTTTACATGGCGAAACAACAGTTCTTCGCCAGTCGGCCAAACCCATTTGTATTGGGACGGCGATTCTAAGAACTTCGCCCCGTCTTTCAACTTGCCATTATCGCCGAACCATTTTTTAGATTCGGCGACAAGTCCGGCCAAATGGTCGAATTCAAGATCGAAGATAACGCCGCGCCAGAACTTACCGTAACCTTTGCCGACGTTACGGTAATAGCGCATTAACTGCGTTAAGGTTTTGCCGGGGCCGCGTGCGCCTTCGTACAGCGTATGCGCAGCGTGCGAACAAAGCGCGATAGTCTGCGAACCGGGAAGCGGCTTAAATACGACTTCGATTGGCGGCGCTTTCTGTAGAATCAGCGGCGGCGCTTCGGGCGCTTTAATGGCGAGTGCGGGCATTTTCTAACAATTCCCGCTGTTGGCGTGCGGCGGCGTTTTCCCATTCGCTTTCGCTTTGGAAAACGGGAACTTCGACGACACGCTGTACGTTCGTCGTTACGTTCACATTCGTTTGCGGCTTTTCGATGAACCCGCGAACGTCCGCGTAAAGCTTCGCAAGCTTCGCGTATTCTTCGGGGGTCGGCGGAATGGTCACGCCGTTTGCAAGGGTCGTGCCCTGCATACGTTGCCAAATGTCGCGGGCAAGTTCGGCCTTCGACGGAAGGAACGACGAACCGTCGTCTTCGCCCATTAGCCGTTCTTGTTCGGCCTTTACTTCGGCGTCAATCGGCCAATGATTCGCCACCCATAGGGCGCGATTCGTGTTGTCGGGGAACAGTTGAAGCGCAGCCTTGAAGGGGTCGCGTTCCTTCAAAAGCAAGGCCGCATATGCGGCCTTTTCTTCGGATTCGTTACGTTGGTCGGTCATGGCGTCGGCCTGTCATTCGCATTTGCCTTCACTATACCGCAAGGCCGACGTTCTGTTAAGGCGAATCGACCTTGGGCGGTTTCTGCGGCCCGCAGTTCTTTACGACGGCTTGATTATGGTTCAGGATTTGGCGCGCCGTGCCGGGCGTTATGTCGTCCGACTTCGAAACCCAAATCGCCCGCACCCAATCGCAAGCCGTGTCGATTACTACGGGCTTCGTTTGTACGGTTTCGGCGATGGATTGCGGCGGCTTAGTCGCGCGACCATTCGTCGCGCAGCCGCTTAGAAACGCCGTCATCGTCAAGAACAGCATTATCGGAAGCAACTTCGTTCGCATTTTGCACCGCCTTTGTTTGACGTTCGGAAGCTTCGCGCGCTTCGTTAACTTCGCGTACTGCGATAGCTTCGCGGTCGGCTGCGCGCTGTTCCGCCGCTTCGGCTTGCCCTTCGGACTTACCGACTTTTCGGGACGTAAGCCAAACTGTCGCCAGCATCGCCAGAAACGACAATGCGGCCAGAATCCAGCCGCCGAAACGCTTTGCGCCTGCTACGATGATAGCCCACATTATCCGGCCCCTTTCATGCAAAGTTCGCGGCGCGCTGCGGCCCGCGTGATAAGGCCGGGAAGGGTCTTGTAACCGCCCTTGCCGTCCTTGACGTACACCCATTGCGGGCGGCCTGCGGCGTTTTCGTTGAAGCGTGCGCAGCCTGTACGATAGTCGCCGCGCTTAAACGCTGCGTCGATTGAAGTTTCGCAGAACGTGCCGAAATGGTAGTTATGATCGACTGCGGCGGCCAGTGCGAAGGGGTAGCCTTGCGTTCGCAGGTTCGGCGCGCACTTCAACACGGGTTCGGCGTGTTTAATCAAACCCTGTTCCAGCGATTCGCGGCATTCTTCGATGGTGTATCGCTTGCCGACTTCGACGCCGTATGTATCGCCTGCGCACTTCGTCGGAACGCCGATAGGGTCAAGGTAGCCGCGAAGAACCATGCCTTCGAAGCGTTCGGTAAAGCCGGTTTGCCCGGCTACGCCTAGCAGGATTGCGGCGGCACCTGCGCCAAGGACGCCCGCAAGCGTCTTCTTATTCGGCTGTTTCTTCTGCGGGCTTTCGTTCGATTCGTTCATTCTTCGGCCTTTGCTTGACGATCCGCGACAGTGCGGACATGGTGAATACGAAAAGCGCGATGCCGGATACGAACCGTTCGGGGATCAACGCGCGCACTTCGGACGGCATGGCCGACCAAAGGTACAACGCGGATTCGGGCCATACGGTAAACACGCCCATTACGGCGGCACCGATGGCCGACAGTCGAACCGACCAAAGCTTATGGGCGGTGCGCCAATCTTCGATTAGTTCGACTTTCTTTTTCATTACTTCGGCATCCAACGTTGCGACTTGCGTATGTCTTCAACGTCGCGTTTCAAGTCGGTAATGTCTGCGGCGTTGCGGGTAATTTGCGCGTCCTGCGTATCGTTCTTTCCGGCCTGCTGTATCAACGATTGCGCAAGCGTTGAAATTCGTTCGTCGCGCGTGTCCGTCTTCGCTTCCAGCTTCGTAAGCGATGCGCCTACGGCGTCCAGTTTGACGAATACGCCGCCCATTGAAAAGACTACGGCGCAAGCCGAACCGATAAGCCAAGGTAACGGCAATTTTGCGTCTATGATCTTCTGCGGACGTTCGTTCATATCCTGCCCCGCTTCGTTGTTCAATGGCACTACGTAG